ATAGGCTGACCGCTCGCAGCTGACACGTAGGATTCCTCTGTATCAAGCCATAGCTTGAGGTCTCCTACTACTCTTAAACACCTAATCTCCTCTTCTGTCAATCCCTCAGCTCTTTCTATCAAAATTTCGATAGCTCTCCGTACGTACGCTATCTTAATCTTGTCAGTTGCCTTCTCGTAGTCGAAAGACAACCATTGCTTTCCCTCGGCCGCTTGGTCGAGGTGGAGAAGCCGCTCATGGGTCGGGCTACCCACAAGAAGCCATCCCTTCCTTTCAATCGATCCGTAAAGCGCGCGGTGTAGCGGGGTTAGAACGGAGATATTGTAACCTGAGTACAATGTCACGATCCTGAACTTTCCCGAACTAAGCACACCTGTGGGTTCGCACCGGTCTGAGAATTCTTCCTCATTCCAGTTCCCACCAACGCACCGCGTATTATTCATCGTGGCGTTCCCATTAGGGACATAGGGGCGCCACGCAGCGGAACGATTCCATCCCTGTTCGACGTTAGAGCGGAAAGCCTTAACGAACCTTTCCAAGTGCTCCTCATCTACTTCTTGAGGGGATAACCTTTCATTTGTCCAAAGATCCATCCTGTCATCCGGCAGGTTTTTGCAGAATTCACAGGTTCTTTTCTCCACCTTGGCGGTGGTTTTGATGGACAGCGCGTCAGCTAAGGTAAGCTGTGTTCCGCTGAACATTGAAGTCACTGCCGTACGGAGTGAACCGCACGGGATGACGTCCGGTACCGACTGAGTCGGCTTTAAAGACCGGTCAATCCCTAAGAATTTCACAATCTTTTGCGCCTTCCGTTTATTACTAGCGAGGTTGGCGCACTCCTCGCGTAACTGTTCGTCCTCCAAGGATTCATCCTTAAGGACCGCGAACAAATTTCCCTTTGTCTTTTCTTTTTCCCGACGAGCCCTTCGAGAGTTAAATCCCGAGATAGCCGGGCATGGGTTAGGGTCAACCCAGCAGGCGTCCGAGGGTAAATTTTGAAAGGTGCCCCCCCCGGGAAAGCATCCTTGGTGCTGTTTTTTCGTTTTACCTGCAGCACGGCAGGTAACCTTCTGACGTCGACCGAAGCACTTATGATCGGACGGCTTCCATGCCGCCCCACTAGTGTCTCCCTGGCAGGGTTGCCCCAATAGGGAACGATCAACCGCACGGGCCGCG